CTTAAACCCTTTAAAGAAAACATTGTTAGCCTGCTGTGAGTTAATCGCAATGTTAATAATATCTATGCTGTCGCCAGGTGGCTTTCCATAATATGTTGCTGGATCTTTTAAGCATAGCAATAGATACACTATATAAGCTACAGCAATGGTTGAACAGTAATCTTTTCCAGATCCTTTTCCTAATTGAGCAACAACTTCATTTGCTGTTTGCTTTGATCTGATTCTTCCCTCTTCTTCTCCGAAGAGCTTAATAAGAGTTGCTTCTTTATAAATCTGTGAGCTTTTTTCAATTAATGTGTATTGAAATTCAGACAAAGGTGGCAGGCCAAGATACTCTGGTCCGTTCACAAATGTTCTTAAATCAACGGGCTTTTCGTCAAATTCTTCTCCGTCAAGCATGTCGATTAGATCTGAAAAATCAAACGACATCTGCGTCCTCAATTACAACTGACTCTACTACCCCAGTAATCTGAGAGAGCCTCTTTGCAACATCCATCTTACATTTAGGACAGGTCGATGTAACCTCTTTTAATATTCTTACTAATATGTCTTGCTTTCGCTCAGTGTCTGCAATTTGTCCTGCAAGTTCTGCGTTGTCCAACAAACCTACCTGTTGCAACATTCCAATTCTTTTGGTTTCAATGTCTGAGATAAGCTTTAATGCATTGGCCTTAACATTTAGTTGACCAGATTGATCTGCGTCCTCTACGGTCTTCCAGGCCTCTTTAATGAGCATTGCGTAGTGTTGGTCTGCTCCAGATATTGCTTCCTTGGCACGCTCTCTTGATGAGTTGTCATTATGAACAACAGACTTCCATTCATCAATAAGCTCAATTACCTCTGCTCTTTTAAACCCAGTCAAAGTTGCAATTGCTGTAGGATTATTTCCCTTCAATAATTCCTCAACAACTTTATTCATGCGATCATAATGATCTGCTAATTCAATTTCTATTGTAATCATCCTCTATTCTTTGAATATCATCTTCTCCAAAGTAGGTGCCTGTTTGAACCTCTATAAACTCTACAGGACTCTGTTGAGACTCTATTCTATGAAGATCGCCAGCTTTTATATCTATAGAATGTCCTGGTGACATAATTTTGCTTACCCCGTTTATTGTTACATATGGATTGCCAGAAACTATAAACCAATGCTCATGTCTTTTCTCATGCTTTTGATAAGATAATCGTTTTCCAGATTCAACATAGATGTATTTTGTCTTATGGTTATCTGATTCATTTAGAATCTGATAGTAACCCCATGGTCTATTTTCTATACTCATTAGATAATTATACTTCTAGTCGACTGAAATAGCAAGCTTCTTAGCGATTTTAAGTAAGATCAAATAACCAATCATATCGTCAATATCATTATCTCCTGCAAATCCTGATCCATTTTTAATACGATTGATCTTGTCATCAATACGAATTTTAATTTGCTCTTGGTTATCCGCCTGAGAAAATATACGAATAGGACTTAATGCTGAGTCTCCGTACGATATATTTTTATTAATTAGCATTTCTGCCATCTCAAGACACTCTACAATTATCTTATGTCCTGAAGGAGCGTCTGTTGCCATTAACTGTAAGTCTGTTACCCACATTTGGTAACCGTTTTCTTTATTTGGATATGATGTAAATCCCATTATTCCATCTCCTTATATAATTGTTTAAGACCTTTTAGTGTTCCTATGTCCATATATTTACCGCCTGGCTTTACCGCTCTAATATCTAGACTCATATCGATCCATTCTTGTATCTGTTTTCCTGGATGCTCTAATTCAACGTCTATGTATCTTATCAAATTTTTACGAAATAGCATAGTGCCCCACATATCAGGGTAATCACAGCTACTTGACTTATCCTTAGAAGAAAGAACTTTATCTCCAGATATTAATACTTGACCAACCCTACCTTTTAATTCTTCGTTACATCCCCATGCACCTAGAACTAAATCTCCAGGAGATTTTATCATCTCTTTATAAATATTTTTTTGAGTACCTAGAATATATGTATCTGGCATTCCGACTAAAACAGTATCGTTATAATCTCCAACCATAAACTTAACTGCATCAGACATTGTTGATGGCTCACGTACGATAAGCTTAATATTCATATCCATATTTTGAATAATTGGAACCCACTCTGCTCTAGTTGAAACCCTAACTTCATCGCAAACCTCAAGCATTTGCTCTACATGCCACTGTAGAAGAGATCTCTCATCAGAAATGGGTAAGCAAAACTTAGGTATTCCTCCTACCCTTGCGGCTTTACCAGAAGCTGGCAGAACTCCTATAGTGCTCATTGATTATTAGCCTGACTTTTTTGTACATCTTCAACAGTTAAATTTTCAAAAATTGAATCCTTTTTCCAAGCTACATAGTTTTCTAGTCTTCCATCGCCCCAATAAAGATGTTTAACGTCTACATCCAAAAGCCTGCGAGCATCATTGCCACCAAAACTAAAGAATTTATTTTCTTTTGCAATTGGCAATTCGTTAAACTCAAGTGTTCTCTGCTTTAAATCTCCATTATATCCGTCTTCAATATTCATTGATTTAAATAAGCTGTCTGTAAACATAGCCACATCTGTATAGTAATGAACCATGTGTTGCTGTTCTACAATTCCACCTCTTGCTCTTTCAACCGCCATATTGATAGCATCTTCTAAAAATTTATGACCTTTAGATGAAGCAATGACCTGTGTGGCATACCATGGTGTATTACCTTCCAAATCAAGAATCATATCGTACTGCTGATCTAACCAAGTGTCTATGGGGTTGATACATTCTGTATCTAAATCAGCGTACACTCCACCATTTTTATAAAGAATGGCAAATCTCCACAGACCTGCTTTCATTACCCCCATTGGATATTTCATATATGTATCAAAAACTTCTCCGCCAAACTCAGTTCTAAAAAAGTCTTCTCTATCATCTCCGCTCATATATCCATGAGACCAGTCTGGATTTAAATTTTTCCAGGTTTGTAAGCTTTCTTGTGCTTTTGAAGGCAACTGATCAATTGGTGTTTCGTATGTTTGCCATATTGTTTTTGATATCATGTATCTGTACTCCTAATAACTTGTGGATCTATCCACCAGTCCTCAAATATTCTATCTGGGGAACCGTCGTTAACATTTTCTACTAAAAGCTCATAGCCTAAAGACGATAAAATTCTTATAGACTCTTCTTTAATTTCTTTATTTGCTGGATCTGCATACAAATCGTGTTCATATGTTATTACAGAAAATCTATATTCTGTTAATGGAATCTGTTTTAAGGCTGCTAAAGTTTGATAGGCTGGCTCTATATCAAGTTGCAGGTAGTCTATCTGTTTTGGAAAAGCATTGTCTTTAAAATACTTTAAATAATCAAACTGGGTAGCATCTGCAGAAATACATTTATTTTTTCTTAGGCTATTATAAATATCAGCTGCATCTTGGTCCCATTCAAATCCTACACCCTGCCAATCATACTCTGTTTCTAGTATGTAGGTATTGTTATATATTACAGGGTCACTAGAACCAACTTCAACATACCAACCATTTCTTTTTTCATTTAAAACATTTAATACGAAAGAGTCTTGGCCAGCTTGCCCTTTTCCATTTTCATGTATCTTCATCTTTTTTTAATTAACCCAAACTGTTCTAGGTATCTTTGTATTGTCATAGCAGATACTCCACACTCTTTGCCTATTTCTGTAACTGTCTTCTTTTGAACTATATATCTTCTATATAGCCACTCTTTGCTTTGATAGAATTTCATCGTTCTGTAAGCACCTTATTTGCGTAATGAGCAATTCCAAATGAATCTGCTACATCGAAATCATCTAACGACAATCTGTACTTCTTATTAAAATAGTCTACTGTTCTTTGCTTTCTCATATTTCTTATTTGTGTCTTATACCATGAGTCTGCGTATCCTGGACTCTTTAATCTGATAGCCGCCTTTTCATCTTTTGTTGGATTTTTGTTTCCAATATAAGCCTGCCAAGCGGTAGGAGAAATAGTGATGACCTTAGCTCCAGTAGACATAAGCTCAGCAATAACAACGCCATATACATATGATAATTTTATCACAGCATCAGGTGATCTGACAAGGATAGCGCCCTCTACTACAATGTAGTCTGACTTTAATTCATCAAGCATTACAGACATCTTGACCTTAGCGTCATATATCTTTTCATATATATCATTGCCAATTATGTTTATCTTGCCCCACTTTAATGGAACATCATTTTCCATTAAACAGAACGCAATTGAATTTGTTGAGGCATCTATCCCCAAAACCCTGTTGGCCTGTGTCTTTTTTAGGCTAGCTAACGTCATCGATCATACCAATTAATTTATTTTTATTAGAAACATTTATCTTTTTTTCACATGAAGAGCATATGTTAGATTGATTATATCTACTTAGCTTAATTTTACATTTAGAGCAAGCCCTGAATGCGCCGCCTCTAATAGCCTTCTTTTCATAATACTTTTCCATGATCCTTCTGTTTGTTGCAATTCTGCAGCACTCATCAGAGCAGTACTTTTGATTATGTGTTTTGGCATCAAAGTCTTTAGCACACTCTTTATTTCCGCAAATCACAGCTTTGGCACCTCAAACTTCTCAATTTGAACTGTTCCAATAGGTGTTTCCTTTGAATAGCATTCTTTTTTAACTGGGCAGTATGTACATGGCATCTTTGACTTTGTTGCACCAGTAGGACGCATTGGTAGATCTCCGTCTTGAAAATTATCCCAGACCTCTTGCATCCATAAGAATGTATTCTCAATAATCTCTGTATTTTTTTCGTTCATTGAAATTGGAATAATAAGGATCTCTTGTGTATTCTTATTCTCATAAAGAAAGAATCCTTCTTTAGCATTCTTAAGCTTCATATATGTAAGCAACTGTAGCATATGGTTAGCGGATGATTTCATCTCAGCCTGTCTTGTATCCCATACTTCTTGCTTTGCCGTCTTAATTTCACCAATGACAGTCTCACCATCATACTCCATAATTAAGTCAATAAAACCACGAATAGGAGGATACTCATTAACGATCTCTTCTTCTTCCGCTCTCCACTCTGGCATTGTCTTAATTAAATTCTGTAGTCTTTCATGAGCCTGAGTTCCCTGAGCCATATTAGCAACAGCAACAGCATCGTTATCATCAATAAACATTGCTCCGCTAAAAGCCATATACCAATATCTTGGGCATGTTCCGTGACCATAGCCAAGCGAGCTTGGGCTAAATGATTTCTTTGTCATCTCTCCATCAGCACGCTTTGTATTTCTGTATG